AAAAATTGCAGCACTTCCGGCGGCTACAGTCCTGAAGAGAAGTCCAGGTGTAGCTATCGTTGCTGGTAGAGGTGCTGTGCCTCCTAGTAATGCAAACTCGTCTGCACCGTAGAAAATCTGTAGGTCAGGAAATGGTGTCTTTGCTGTCCAACGTCCTTCTGTCTGTGACATTTTAATCCCTCTCTGCGCTCACTGCGCGATACTGAAGTTGCCTTGTGTTAGAGGAGAAAATCCTCAACTTCTTCTGCGAAGTCAGGATGTCTGATCTTTTCTACGGGTACGTACTCTTCTTTGCCATCAGTGAGAACTTGAGCGATTCTTACATCCCGTTCACCAAGAAGACCAAGAGTGCTTGTTCTAGTGTCTTGGCATTCTGGTCCTAGTAAAAGCCCACGCTCCCACTTCATGTCTGCGATCTTTGTCTTTTTGTCGCACCTATCGCAGTAGTGCCAAGGGCCAGTAAAGAATGTGTGTCGTAAGCCGGATTGTGCGAAGAGGCTCATAGAATCTCCAGCTTGCTAGAAAGGCCGGGGGAGAATAGGTAAGGAGCAGGTGGAACCCTACGATCCTCCCCCGTGTTACACAGTATAGTCTCCGGGCGGAGTTTCCACTGTGAACGTCGTAGTGTTAAGCCAACTCTTACTAAGGTCCCAAAGTGCCCCACGTTCCCTGCCAACGTGGGCACCACGCTGCAACGCGCATCCTAGTCTTCTGTTTGATGGCGTCTGTGTCAAAGTCATCGTCGAAGTCTGTGGTTGGCATCTCACGGTTGATAACTTCCAGAGCGTGATCCGTCTTGTCTGCTACCAAGAACCACGCGCTAGGAGAGTTGAGCCATGGAACTTCCAGATTCTTGTAGTCTTCTGGAAGCAGGGAATTGATCGTGTTGTCGCTAGTGTACGGCTTGCCAGGGCTTCCTAGAATCTCACGTACCAAGAAGCGTAGTTCCGGCGGTGTAATAAGATTAACCCACCGCAGCCGGATTGGGAATCCCATGTTATCAATCATTCTAGACGCATGGTTTGTAGCAAGCTGCAAGCCGGCGACACTAAAGTCAACGTCTACACTAGGACGGTTCGGATACGTACCAGGAGCGCTGATAACTCCAGCAGCACCAGGAGCGATGCTAGTAGCTTGGGCACCGCCTAGGAGAGCGTGTTGGTTGTAGAAGAGAGGATTACCGTCAAAAGTAGTGACCGCGCTGGTGAAACCTTGGTTAAAGACGTTCCATGCGATCATTTCCTTAGTGAAAGCTGCCGAACGTGCTAGAAGCGTAGGCCCTTTCTTACCCACTAGCCCGTACTTGTCGTCATCATAGAGTTCCTTAGAAGTCCTGATGCCGAGCGAGTATGTGAGTGGCTCCACACGCTTTGACGCTCCCTGCTTCATTTCCGTGTAGTACGTCGAAGCATCTTCCGGCTTCTCCAAAAGTACAGAGACGCCCGCCATTTCCAGTTCTTGTTCATACTCAGAATCCGAGTCACCTTCATGAAACACCTTCGGGTAGTCTGAGGCTTTTAGTTGATTCTCTAGGCTGTCGAAGTAGACCTTGCGAAGCCCTGACTGCATTAGCTGCGGGAATTTTGCTCTTACTTGAGGCATCGAATATCTCCTTCGAGTTAGGCTACTTGAATTGCGGCTGTCAGAAAGACAAACTCAACAAGTGCATTAAGGGATGAGCCAAAGGGAATGTTGACAATCTGTACTACAGCGGAGCCGCCAGTCTTTCCCTTGTCAACATACCAATAGCCGTTAACATCCTTGGTAAGACCATACTTCACACCAATGTCAGCTTGTGTGGGAGTATAATCCGCAGCAACTGCTCCAGTGGAGTTGTCGAACAAAGCTTGGAATAGGTTATCTTGGTTCGGCTCTACATAGAGTGTGCGACCGTCGGATACTGGAGTACCAAGCGCGATGTTAACGCCACTTGGCTGATTAGGAACACTGCCATAAGTCTGTGTAGCTATGTTCCCAGTAACTCCACCAAACGGAGGTACTGGAGCACCGGCTCCGGCGCTACCAAGGTTAAGGCCAAAAGACTCTGCTACTCCGAGAATCCCAGCCGCTACTGTTGCTCCATCCCACGCTTGTACAAAACCAGCCCCGTTAAGTTGTACAGGCGTACCAAATAGAAACGTCTGCCCTGCCGCTTCAGGTTGAGCACTAGTGAATGGCGTAGTATTCGCCTTGTTCTGAACCTGAGTGATAGGTAGATGTGTTGCTAGATTCGCAGCCATTCTACTCTCCCATTTGTTACTGTTGCGGCAGCGCCTGCTACGCTTCCAGGTTAATGGTTAAACTACAAGCCTTCTAGTGGGTACTCATTTGGAAATGCAAGTTGCAAAGCTAAAGGCATGACAGACTTGTGATGTGGTTGTGAAATTATCAAGTCTGCACCTTCAGCAATAGCTCTACGTTCAAGATCAGAAAATCTGTATCGTACAACTGTAGCAACAGAATCATCTTTGTAGATAATTCTAGCTGCTATGATTGGATAATACTCATCCTGACCTAAAGCAATAACTTGTTCAGCATCAACTTCTTTTTCTGTTATAACTGGAGATATTGAGTTCATTGGCATCTCCTCAATATCTCATTTGCAAGAGATATTGCTTGTGGGAAAGTTAGGATAACATACTTGTTGTTATCATGACCTTCTCTGAGAGTGACTTCACCAATATCTCCAGTAGTTGCAATAGCAGTTTTCTTGAAGTAAACTAAGACATTGCCAGCTTCAAACTTACTAACCTTTTTTATCTTACCTTCTTCAACTTCAAGTCTTGACATCATAACCTCCTATGCTATGTCAGAATAAAGATCCCCATACGAAGGCTTAAAATCCTCAGCCAAATCATACGAGTTCTTCAATCTAACACGTGGCGGCTTGTTACGATTTGCAAGCTGGTTTAGAGAAACTTGTAGTGCTTTGCGACGTTTGCCGTAGAGAATGCGCTTGTGCACGCGCATACAGACTACATCAACGTAGATGTAGAGTCCCTCAGAGTCAAAGCGTAGAGGCACCGGAAAGTCTGGGTGGATATGTTCTGCTTTTAGAAGCTCGTAGCCTTGAGCCATAAGCTGCCCAATTCTACGCTGATCGCGGGAAGCCCACACACACTCATACTCTGGATCTTTGAGCCTCATATTCATGTAGTCTGGGATCTCATGCTCAATCACAGGAATATAGACTGCCTGTGACATAGCCTCGCGCTCTGTGAGAGTACCCCAGTTTGGTTCTTTAGGCTTTGCGGCCTCGATAGCAGCGGCTTTTTGTTTCTGTAGAACCTGACGAACCGCCGCTTCAAGCTGCTCGGCAGTTACTGTGGTATCTTGTGCTACCGCTGCCACAGCCTTCGCTACTGCTGCTGGAGAAGCGTTCACAGCACTAGTGATTTTTGAGATGGTAGCATTTGCTAAAGGCTTCTCTGCTGAAGCTGGCGTCTGTAGACTAGGTTGATCTTTGTGATTAACTTCTGGCATTAGAGCACACCATCCTTTTCAAGCATTTCTATATAATCAGAGGTCTTAATACCAACTTGTTTTGCTGCTCTTTCAATCTCTTTCATATATTCAGTGTCATAAGTCTTTTTCTCAGTGCCTCCAGCACCACTAGAGCCGGCGCTACCACTAGAAGTTCCCCTAGAAGACGACTCACTACCAGCAAAGCGATTCTTGATCTTCCCTTCCGCAATCTCATCAGCATGCTTGCCCATTACAGTGTGATAGCAATTCTCCACAACTGACGGATCATTCCTAGCATTGAGATTCTGTCCCGCAATCAGCGCATCAACCTCACGCTTAATATCGCCAGTGTAATACTTAAACTTCTGTGCATCTTCAAACACATCACGCTTTATATTGTCTGCACGAAGATTCATAATCGCCACAGTCTGTCCTTCTGTAGCGCGGCGAATTGCTTCCTTCGGATCAGTTAACATAAGTTCTTCAATCTCAGCATCAGTCTGAGTCTGGCGCTCTGAAGCTTTCTTCCTTGCTGCCTCCGCTGCCGCGTCTGCTTCTTTCTTCTCGCGTGCAGTTTTCTCAGCAACTTGGATATTCTTCAACTCCTCCAGCATGAACTCCATCTTCCCAAGCTTTTCCTTCGCCTCAACTCCTGCTTTAAGCTGAGTCGTGATTTCTTCAGGAAGCTCAAAAGTTTCCTCACCTTCAGCATTCTTTTTCTTCGCCCACGGAAATACTGGCATTAGATTTCTCCCGTCTCTTGAGATTCTACAAATCTTAGCTTCGCTTTACCTTGCTGTTCAATCTGATCTTTAGCAAACTTAACCACTTTCGGCAACTCCAGTAACATCGCGGCGAGGTTAAACTGTGTCTTTGTCGTTGCAAAAGTAGCTCTTAAAATTCTTTCCTTGCTCTTAGAATCAGCACTTCTGAACTCAGTCAGTGCTTCATCTCTTATACTACTGAGGAAGGCCAGAACCGGCTGGAACTCCTCCTTGTCCCATAACTCCTGAAGGGACTTGTGATACGGAATTAGGTCTCCCACCTGCTTGATTTCCATTTCCTGCTCCTGCTTTTGGTGGTGGTTGTTGCATTGAGGTTATGATCTTTGCGATATCAGGCAAGATCGTGTCTACGTTATCTTTGTTAAAGTTGCGGAGGAGGGCTTCCATTGTAGCTTTGGTAGCCAAAAGCATGTCGAAGTAATACTCTTGTAGACCTGGCGGGATACCTTGAGTACCAAGAGCTTGTAAAATCTGAGCTTGAGAAGTGTAGTATCTGTCAAGCCGGTCACTAAGAAGAATGTCGTTCTGCCTGTCAAGCTCTTTATTCATACTAGCACTAGAAGGACGAAGTCTCAAGCCTAGAGTTCCAGACTTGTACATATCAAGAGCTTTGGTCAACTTCTCAGCGTTTGTACCATACTTCACAAGTTTACTACCAATGCCAAAGTTTGAATACATCGTTAGAAACTTTAGCCCAAGCTTTACATGAGCCGCACGCATATCTCCTGTGCGAAGATTATTCCTGTTGTTGGCCTGTGCCATGACCATAGAAGTTCCGGCAGCGCTATAGATGCCGCGTTTAGGATTGATAATTCCACCACCAGTACCTCCGCTCGCAGGATCCACTCCAGTACGTTCCTTAGCAATGGCCATGTGGAACTGATCAGGACCATCGGAGTATCCTATATCAGCACCAGCTTTAATATATTCAACTTCATCTTTCTTCGCAGGGATTCCGGCACCAGGGAAGATATCCAGTAAGCTTCCAAGCTTACTTTCAGGATCAATCCTGAAGAGACCAAGCATTGCCATGTTTCTGTTGTTGGTACGCCAGTTGTTATTGTTTGAAACTTCTTTCTGCACCATATGAACCATCTCAGCAAATCCAGTGCCGAGATAAGATTCATCGTCGTAAGCAAGTTTCATATCTTGGTACGGGAGCATATTCTTCGGATAATTGTTAAACGCTACCCAAAGAACACGTTCACTCCGCTTGTGATACTTTGCTTGGAAAGAATACTTCTTCCCGCTAAGAACAAAGTTAAACCACACAGTGTAGATATACCACCTAGCAGCACCAGTATCCACGCCGGAGGAGTCGATACCAAACTGTGAGTTGATCTCACGTTCCATCTCCGTTTCTTGTACCGCGTCGGGTTGGTTCACTAAGAAATCTATGTCGCTTTGCTTATAGTATGGACTCTTGCTTCTGAGGTCTTTAACTCCCCACACATCCAGCGAGTCTATGTGGTAGAAACACTTCATATTCTCCAACTTCGGAACAGAAGGGTCAAAACCAAATCTATTAAGAGGTAACAACTCAGGGTGAGGACCATCAATTCTAGCAAAAGTGCTATTCCTAGACTCCACCGGCGCAGCTTCCGTCTGTCCGCCGCTAACGTAAACCCGCTCAATCTCTTCCTCAAACTCGTAAGGAGTATATACAATCCCAGTACC